TTTTTATCGCCTAATAATAGCTCATTATAATTAATATCAGAAATGATTAAAGCTTTAAATAATTTATCTAACACAACTCCTTGTTTAATATATGATTGGTTTGTAAGAATATCTTCTTCTCTAGCAGTCATATATTTCATTTCAATTGTTCCATCTGCTAAAGGACTTTCTTTAGAATATAAAACCCCTTTACTCGGCAATTCAATTATTTCGGTAGGAAATTTAGTTGATTTTGTTTGTCCGGATGTTCCTTTTTCAAATGATTCAATGGCTTTCGCTTTTAATTGATCATCTGATAATTGTTTCTTTTTTGGATATTGGTCGTTAACCGTTGGCATATTTGCTCCTTTTATAACTATCTTTTATTTAATATAAATATGACCGAACAGTAAAAACCCCACCGTAAGGCGAGGTTTTTAATGATCTTATATTTTAATTAGAATTGAAGTATTGCGTAATCATATTTCAATGTAAGTTCGATCTGAACTGGATCTTCTGTTGACCAATCCATATCACCAAATGTCGCTGATGATATAAATGTTCCTTTTAATGTCCATTCTTCAACTTTATCACCAACAGGTCCTAATGTATTAAATGTAATATCCTTTTTATAAAAATCTGAATATCCATCTCTACCTGTTACAGATTCGTGATGTAATCTAACCCATTCCATTACTGCTTGTGCTCCGGAAGGTACGACTGGATCATATAATGTTACGGTAACATCTTGCCATCTTGATTTGCCTTTTAACTTTCTTTCAACGTTGATGTGATCAAGAATGACTTCACCTTGGTCAATTGATGGTCTTGAAGCAGCTTTCACAAGATATGCAGGGATACCCTCAATATACATAATAAACCTATTTGCCATTTTAGGTTCATACGCCGTATAAAATATCTCGGTGGGGTCAAGTAATTCTGCCATCTATTTTCTCCTATTTAATATAAATATGTTCCTTCTTCTATTCTGGGAACGAAGCACCTGTTGGAAGTATATTAAAGTCAATTATGATAAATTCAGCTGTCTTAGCAGGTTGCAAATAAATTGCTCCTCTCATCTCATTTCTATCAATTACATCCGGTGTATTATTTGTTTCATCCATTACTACTTTAAATGCATAAAGACCTTGTCTTTGTTGTACATTTTCAAAATATGGATTAGTTATTCCTAAAAATCTATTTCTAGTTGCTGCCGTATTATTTTCAAATACTAGGAACTTAGTCGCTGATGCAATAAATTTCTTAGCTGCAATAAGCAATCTTCTAACATTTACTCTATCCAATGCTGATGCTTTTTTCTGTAATGTTTTTTGTCCATAAACAACTACGCCTGCATTAGGAAAAGTTGCAATTGGATTAACAGCACTTTCATATAAAGTATCTCTATTTGATTGAGTTAATTTTCTTTCTGTCTGAACTGCAATATCTAAAGCACCTCTATTTAAACCAGCTGGTGCATACCATGGAGCAGCTACTCTATCATTAAATGCATATACACTAGGTATTAATGTTGATGCCGGAACCCAAACATTTCTTCCAAGATCAACATCTGGAATTTTAATCCATGGCCAATAACTAGCAGCATAATTTGAATCTCTAGCTTCAGCTTTAGCTGTTGCTGTTGCAATTGTTGAACTATATTCTACTGGATCAATTAATAAGAATGCATCTGAACGATCTTCCATTGCTGTTAATGCAGTTGTTATCACAGAAGCATGATTCGAATAATTATCCATTAATCCAGGTAATGATAATAAATTAATATCATATTCATCTTGATTCTTTAATAAATAAATTGCATCATTATATGCTGTTGAACCACTAACTGCTACACCTAAATTATATCCTTGTGTATTTGTGTTACTAATATTTTCATTGAATTGAATTGGATGTACAACAACTCCATCAGAGCCATTTGCAAATGTTCCGGATGCTGCCGTTGGTAAACTTCCTGATAAAGCACCATCTCTAACATTTCCATTAACATCTAAATAATTGTAAGTTGTTTGGTGAACTGCAACTCTTACATATTTTGATCTATTTGCATATGAACCAGACAATTGAATAAATGGATCTGTTGTTCCTGAATCTCTTACTGTATTAGATTGATCTCCAATAACTTTTGCAATGTAATTATTTGAATTTGGATCTAATGTTAAATTGTTATATTGTTCTACAATTGTTTTTCTTTTGATGGTATCATCACCACGTCTAATTAATAATGTAAAAGTACCTTTTGAATTACTAACATTTGATACTTCCCATCTTAAATTATTCACCGTACCATTTGTCAATGCGTTATTAACGCCTTCTGTCCCTTCACTATTAAGGCCGGCTCCATCTGATAATGTTGTTAATGTAAATGATCCAGTGCCATATGTATAAACAGATGCTGTAGGTGTTGCATCTGCTGGACTATAACCTCCAGCTAATATCCTAACAACTGTTAATGTGTCAGCATATTTCAGATATTCTTGTGCTGAATAATTAGTTAGATATTTATATTTACCTTCCGATGCTCCAGAACCACTAGAAAATGCTCCTCCGAACGTTTGTAGGAATTCGGAATAACTAGTTACTACAGTAGGAATTCCTGCAGGACCTTTTTGAGTTGGTCCTATAACCGCAGCTCCTATGGCAGCTACCCCAGCCGGTAAAAATGATTGATCTACTTCATTTGTAAATACACCAGGCGATACAATTCTTTCAGCCATTATTTTTGCTCCTTATTTAAAATCTATAATTTCTTATAAATATCCAGAAACATTGCCAAACACTCAAATAGATGGTAGAAATTCTCCAGATTCGATGTTCAGTGTTCCGGTCCCATATTTTTTAGTGATAGAGTTAACTAATGACTCTTCTTTTGTCTGAAGTTCTTTGTATTGATTAGTTAATCTTTCTTTCTCTTGATTAAGAAAATCCATTCGTTGATNACATAAAATTANCTCTAATTCTATTTGTCCAAATTCAAATACTTTTTGTTGACTTGAATTTTTAATTTCTTCAATTTGAATTTTTTCTTCTTTTGATAANTGTTGCNTTTCTGCCATAACNATTCCTTTTGTAATTTATAATAAATATAATGAAAATATATTATATATCCTAATTTTTTAATAACTTTATTTTGGCCATCCACCGGGTGGCGTGTCTTGAATATTTACATTAAATGACTCTGTTTCTGACTTAAAGGTGATTTTTTTAACTGATAATCTTTTCTGGAAATTAGATTTGCGTAATTCATATGGCATTAACAATGTGCCTTTAACTGTGGCTGGTATTGTTGCTCGAACCATTCTATCTTCTCCAATTGAATTCATAGTTTCAAAAGTATAATCTTGCATGAAGACCGGAAACTTCCAAGTCGTTCCCCATGCAAATCCATTCAATGGCATAATTTGCTCAATGATAGAATTCATTTGGTCCGTGTATTGTGTCCATAATAATATATCATATGACAGATCTATAAATTCTGGGACCGGTGACATATAATATTCATTACTTGGTTTAGTGCCTTGTTGTACAGAAAATCTATCATATTGATTGGTCATTGTATGTTTATTACGATACATATAATCATTACCAGCTGGATTTCTATTTACTCCTAATGTTCTTAATGAATCTCTTTCAACAATACTATTACGTTTCAAACTTATTAAAGGCGTCATAATCTTGCCTCTTTCGTCAAACATATATCCTTTAGCTTGAAACTGTTCCCATTTTTCTCCATTGGCATACATTATAGGAACATCTATAATAGATTCATTTTCAATAATTTGTGGACGGACAACTTCTCTTAAATATGCCATAATTGCATAATCAATATCATATATAGTACATTTAGGTGTTTTGATAATATCATTATCACGTCGTACTTCATCTGCTCGATTGAGTTCCGGGTCTCTCGAAAATGAACTTTGTGTTTTATTTAATTTATTCTCGCTCATAAATTCCTAGGTATATTATCATTCGGCCTATTAATTCCAGTACGTACTTCTTGTATATTCAGGCCATTTCTTCTTGTTACATGTGCTTCACATACTACTGATACATTATATCCGAATTCTCCTCTTTCGCCATTTACATATCCAATATCACGTGAAGGATTCTTTCCAGCAAAATATTCAGATGCTGATGTAGAATCAATTTCCCAATACTCACCATCATACTGTAATATGTCTCCGGTTTCAATTATAATATTATTATCTTTAAGGGTATCCCGTAAAAATGCAAATGTGCCAGGTCTATTATATTCTAACCCATATTCATCNCCGGTGACTGATTTCACATCTTTTAATACTATACAATTCATTTTCGTTTGAGAATAATAAACTTTATTATCTGATTCGCCGTATAAATTAGCACGAGTGGCTTCCAAGTTAAGTTTGTAGAACCCAACTTCTGTGTCAATATAATTATTAATTAATTCTTTATTGACAGATCTAATTAAATTCGCATCTCTTGCTGAGCCNAATAAAGCCATTTTTATCCTATATAAATTTTCATTGGTATCTTATTAAATTGAGATAACAAAGCATCGGATTCTGCTTGTTTTCTTTCTAATTGTGATTGCCTTGACATTGTATCAAGTATCTCTTTTAGTTCTGTTATAAGACCCTCTTTTTCTGTCTGTGCGGCCGAAATAAGGTCGGCTCCATTTAATGTTATTTCTGAATTAGGAATAGGTAAAGTAGAATATTTTCCTCGTATATATCCTAACATTTCTTTTGCTAATGCCAATGCATATCTTCTAATCCACTGACGTCCTACTGAATTAACATTTGTATATTCAATATTTGTATAAGGAACATTTGAAAAATCTGAAACTGTTCCGGTGGTTCCTTTAAGTGCATTATTTCTATCTGATTTTAATATATAATCAAAATGAATTTTTGTAAAATTAGTTCCATCTGGTAATGGAAATACCCTTAATCTATCTTTTGACATCTGGAATGACCATGCTGATCTCCTTACTATATCATTAAATTCTATAGCTTGCATTCTTAACATGTCTGCAAATACCGGCATCATCATAAATGATACGCCCGGTGAATAATTTCCAAATCCAAATGCATCCAACATTTGTTGCGTACCTACACCTGACCCAATAAACGGGTCAAAGAATCTAGCAATGGCTGGTGGTGCATTATGATATAATCTTTTTATTTCAATTGCATCAACACCTGGAGTTCCGGATTCTAAATTAACTGATGATGTACTAGTTAGGTCATATATCTGTTCGCCGGCGACTACATTAATACTCCCTGTATAATATGTTACATTTCCTCCAGACTCTGCTTCAGTACCATATTCTTCTGCTAATTCAATTAAGCCGCCCATGGTAGCTGATATCTTTTTGCCGGTTAAACTAGAACCAGTTGGAGACCCATACAAGTTAAGCATATTATCACGAATGTTAAATGTATTGAGTTGAGCGCCATATTCAGTTACGGCTTCTTCTAAACAAGCAAATAAATTAACATCTTGTAATTCTATATCCGATAATGGATACCCCAATCTCTTTGCACACCACTCAGCAGTTTTATCTGCTTCTGTCTGAAATGCATAATCATTATCATAAAATCCAAAAGGTGTATCGCCTGGGAAGAAACTAGACGATCCAGGCCATATAGGGATATTAACTGCCATGTATTTACCTTTTTATATAAATATCGACTTTTACAACTATAAATTGATTTAATCCAATTTTTCTGCTAAGGATTAAATATCATTAAATATCCAGAATTAGGATGTGCCACGCTACTACCTGATATCCAAACCGATCCTGTTACTGTTGGTTCTGATGTCGGTAAATTTGAAAATGTTACTGATGTGCCATCAACTGTGAGATCTGTTAATGAATATGCAGACCCAATGATGTTGGTTGCATTTAACGATCCTGTTATAGTCATAGAGCCAGTTAAATCAAAACTTTGAGAGTATTGTGCATTATTTATTCGTACTATATCACTAGTTGTTGTACTTCCTATAGTTAATATATTACCATTTGATGATATTGTTCCTCCACCCATAAGTGTTAATGAGCTAGCCACTCCTGGCTTTCCTATCTCTACATCAGCTGCCGAAGTTTCGTCGCCTAAAATTATATTCCTAGATGATCCGGAATCAGCTTGTATCACCAAATCTCCAGAACCAGAGACTTGTAATGTTGCCATTAAGGTTCCATCTGTATTATAAAATTGTATAGGCTCGTTATCTAATACTTTAAATTTCATTATAGTCTCACTTTATTAAATTTAACTGTTGATAATGATGCATCTGTTATGTCATTCACTTTTCTTACTACTGCATTTGCACCATGTTCTGCATTTCCACCTGCAGGCTGACCTAGAGCATTTCTTACTCCAGACGAAAACAATATTTCATTATCCCAATTGGAGTCCATAACAGTTACTTTTTCTGGGGTTTCTGTTAACACATCGAAACTAAGGTTTTTATACTTCATTATAATGCCCAATCTATCGTATTGATATCCTTGAGGACAAACCCACATTACATTAATACATTCATCTTTTTTAATTGAAATTGTTTTATCATATGAAAAATTAGTATGGTCACGATTAGTCGAATCAAAATACTCAACATCTAGAACTTCACTTGCTCCTGGTGTTGCATTTGCTCCTTCTGTGGCTCCCCTTAATATTATTAATCTCGGTACTTTTTGATACGGCGTATTAAATCCGGACACAATTCCTGGTTTTGCGTAACTCGTATTCATCTCATTATATTCATCAAATGCATGCAATGCTATCTCTGAAGTTATATAATCTAAATTAACTCGTATCCTGACCGTACAATCTTCTTTCGCATACAATTTACATTCTTTAAATGTGTTTATACTATCTAATGTAGCCGAATAAGCAGTGTTCCTATAATTGTATTCTAACCAGTATTCTCCAGGTTTATGTTCTATAATACAAAATGGTTGAGTGGAACTATGAGAATTGGCTCGACGATTTATTAGAATTATATTCTTTCCATTATGATATCGCGAATTAAATCTCGGAACTCCATATGGTTTATTTCCCATTGCTAAACCATAAGTGATCCAATTGCCATATTGTGGTATCATGGCCCTTGTGCGCCATTTGGTCAATCCAGAGTCACGATATAATTTGAATCTATCCCACTTAGTTTTCTCAAGTCCTGAATTCATAGTTTGATAACCGGTGCTTGTAGACCATAAATCGCGGTAATAACAATCGCCATAATAATTTTCATAAACGTCAATCTGATTACCATCAGAACCTATACGGCGGCCCATTATAGCAGATCTGAAATCATTCAATGTCATATAATCATAATATCCCCACTGAAGACTATTTTTCGTATGGTTTTTACTAACGGTTGGAAATGTCGGGTAACTATTATATTGCTTAAAAAAATATCCCCACGTTGCACCGGTGCTACCTCCGCCTTTAGTAAAAAAGAAATTGGTTTGCCATGGGCAGGATTGGGTCCAATCATGATACGACGTATCATATCCACCATGATTAAGAACACCATACCAAGTTGTTTTGCCGGCCATATAATTACGATCAATACAGTATATCCCTCTTCCTTGAGTAATAACATTTCTTACTGTTATCGGACCGGGTTCAGTTAAACTAATAGCTGATCTACCTTGCAGACAAGCTTGAATAAAAACATTTTCTATCAAGTTATGCATGTGAGGGTAATTTGCTGAGCCATACCATTGAATATCCCCATCTAACATTACATTACGAATATACCGGGTCATATTAGTTCCATATTGATATATTTTAAAATTATATTTATTGAGTCCTTTATGAGCAGTTTTAAGTCGAATATTTCCTCTGTTAGCTTTTAAGGCTAACGTTCCTGGAAATAAATGATCATAACATGGGTCGCGGTCTAAAGTTATTCTATTAGTAGCTGTATCAATAGCTGTGATATCATAATATGAAAATAAGCCGCCATTTAATTTAGCATCTAGTTCATCTGATGTCATTGTATTATAGCCAGATGTTTTATCCGGCATTAAATAACTAAGGTAATTGGTATATGGTCCTATCACACTAGTGTCATTTTCATGGTGTGGACTGAAAAACGTCAATGAATCTCCTACTTTCCAATTATCTACACTTTTTAATTCTATTTGACGATTTGTTGATCCCGATTGTCCATTATAGACGCCGAAGAATCCAGTATCACAACCAGCTGTGCCGTTTTTACTATGACCAGCGTTTTGGAATCGTATTACTTGTGCTGTGACGGCACTGCTCCCAGTATAAAATCTTATTCCGGATCTACCGGAACTAGTTCTACTATCTTCCTCGCCAGTGGCTCCTCCCCAGAAAGATGCTGTGTTGCCAGCAATGAAATTTGATGAATGGTCTAATGTATAACTAAATCGTATATTGGTCATATATCCACCGGCACCATAACTTGTAGTTGTACGAGAGCCTTCGCCATAAACATTACCCATAGTCATAAAGCCAATAGTATCGAATGTTACTGGCGCGCCTAGATCAACCGTAACTTCTGAAGCAGCATTGTTCCATTGATAATTAGCATAATATCCTAGCATCTGGCTCATAGGTTGGAAGAGGCGGTGCATGTTATAATATTCGTCTTGGTATCCATGGGCGTATGTAGCAGCATTATATGTCCACCCTTGGACGTATGGTCGTATTCCTGTTCTTCCTTGTTTATTTTGATATTCATCCCATAATATATTTTTATATCCTAATGGGTCTTTAACTTCAGTCCCAATATGTTCTATTGTTTTATTTATTCCATGTGAATATAATAGTCCGGACTCAGTTATATCATCATATCTTGATACTGAATCAGTAGTATCTAATAATAATACTTGATATCTATGTTTAACACTTATAGAATATATTTTCGACCAGCCTTGTAGTCCAATACAGATCTGTCCATCTGCCATTGTGTCTGAGAAACTTTCGAAGTAACATCTCCAATCAGATCCTTGATCTTTAGACCAGAATTTATTATAATTTCCGTTTCTTTCTAATTTAATAGAGAAACTTCCTCCGGAGGCGGTATAATTACAAGGAAACTCTAGGCCTTTGAATCGATCATGATAATCGGATAGATAGCCATCTGTTTTGAAAGTGTCAGCATTGGTTGAATAATTTTCGTCAAATGGCATCTGCCATCCATAATTAGATTCCCTANAGGGTCTATGTATTAATCCATATTGAGACGAATGGCCCCACTGTTCATTTTCATTACCGTAACTGTTTTGTTTGTTTAAATTTAGTTGCGACCAGTTAGGTGTGCTTCCAGCTCTTATGTTAGCGAGAGATGGCCAATATATATTAACTGCAGAATCAGTATCATACGCATTTAATAGATTATCCGCATGACTAGCAGAAATTTCAATTTCTCCTTCATACCACCAGCTACCGGTAAGTTGACCTTTGAAAGCTAGGTAAGCTTCATATTTGCTGGCATTATAAGCCTGTGGACTAAAAGAACGTAAACTTGCTGAATTTAGATAAAAACAATTTTGATCTACAAATCCATTATAGAAATTTGAACCAGTGGACCACATATGTTGCTTTTGATAAATTTCACTGAAAAAATAAGAGTTACTGTAATATGGATCGCTATTTCCCCAATCTGGTTGTAGGCCGCCGGAACCTGTATTACAATTATCTATATTTAAAAAGATATCTTTCGGTTCTACATCTCCTTTAGTGAAATCAGCTAACATTGATTGAGTTAAAGTAGTTGATACTGCCTTGACATTATATACTGTATCATTGATTATAATATTATCACCCTTTTTATAATCTTTATGAATACTATCAACCGCAATTGCTTTATATATTCCGGTAAAGGGATCTACATCACTTTCAAAAAATTCTTCTACAAAATCTTTATATTGATAAGATCCTATTTCATATTCTACCCATCCTCGTCGTGTTAAGAGTTTTTCTGCAACAGCTGTGTTATTTGATCGAGTTACGATTTTCGTCCATTCATCGTTAAGACTACTTCCAGATTGTTGGTGTGGAATCCATTGTTGAGTGTACCAATTCGAATGAGGGTCTTCTTGATAGCTAGCTGGTGGTCCGGTCCGGCTTCCGGTGATGGAAGCGGTCCCATGGTTTTTTGTAATTTGGGGATTGGTATAAGTTATGGTTTCCGGATTGGGCCTGGCGAAAATATAATGATCAGTTAAATTTGATTGTATTGATACAATATCTCCGGGNCCGAATGCTGTTTCATCAACAACGTCAAATGTAGTGTCTCCGGTGGAAGTTGAAGCAGATATTAAAGAGGAACTATAATTAGAAGAACCAGACATTACAATACTACAGCCATGTTTATTATAATTCTTTATACCCACATAAGTTTCGGATTGTTGAGTTGTCCCATATCCGCCACTTATTATCATGTGAGCTTGATCATATACCTGAATTGAAGAATAATTACTTGTCCCTGACATGTCAATATACGCATCGCCGGCGGCGGTTGCAGTTAAATATAACTTTGCATCATCTTTTATTTTAAAGTCAGTGAAGTAATTCATATCGATATGATCAACTGCCCATTCGCCGCTCCCAGTCAATTCATACTGATTTAAATTACGTATAAAATAATTACCATTATAATGAAATCGTCCATATGCTGGCCTTAATCCATCTGGGTGATCATGATCCATCGGAGAACCGGATGATATTTGATATGCCTCTGATTTCCAATCTCGATAAGAAGTGTCTATTGAACAAGTATAAAGTAATGTTGTTCCATTTGACCCCGTAAAATCAATTTTTATTAAATTGGTTGGATTATAATATGGATACAATGTACAATAAACACTTCCACTTAATGTATCTCCTGTAGGAACTAGTCCCAATGTTGACATACTGCTAAGATAAAATTGTACTTGTCTTGAAACAATATCTCCATTTGTGTTCATTTTTGCATAATTTGATCCGGTCCATGGCCGAAGTAATGGATGANGGAAATTATAATGTGTATCTGTATTATTACTGGTATTTCTATAAAATGTATATACTCGAGCCGGAAACACTGCAGTATCCCCGGGGCCAGGGACAACTCCTCCCACCCATGTGGTGGGATCTAATACATTTAAGTATTCTCCCATTACTGATGATGTTACCGCGGTGATTGTGGCCATACTATCCTATTAATGTTTTTGCTAGTTCAACCATTTCCGTACAGTTACTGAATAATTGTTCATCATTATCAGCTATAGTCTGACCTTCTGCCAACCCGTCATTATATTCTGTTCTTGCACTTTCTAGAAAAGATTTCCATTCATCCAACATAGCAGAGTCAAATGTATATAACTGATTAAATGTAATAGTTTTATTTTCTTTATCAACTGTAAATTCTCCTAAATTAGCTGCACAATATANAAACAATGCATCTAATGGTAACAACTGATTTAAATTTTTCATCGGTGGATGATTTGTTTCTTCACTCATAACTTATGGCCTTTTTAATGATTTATATGTTAATTCTGAACCCGGTGGTACTGTTATTTCATATCTTACCGACCCAGTCGATGCCGGAATAAAATCCATATCATANCTCAACCGCAATCCATTTATAAATATCTCGAGATACTCATAAGTAGATGACGATACAAATGTTAATCCTCCGGGGATTGGAACTGTTGTTCCGGAACTAGTTATTACTGTAGGCGTAAAATATTCTACTTTAGGATTAACTAATGGTAATGATTCTATATCTAATAATACTGCTGATGCCGACATAAAGTCAACTACTGATTGTGATACCATTAATGAACCAGTAATAACTGCAGATCCAGAGAATGGAAATGGTGTTGTTGATATTCCAGATAATTGAGAACCATCACCTAAATATGTTCCAAATGATGCTGTTGAAGCAGCACTTGAAGATATATTTCCTGATGCTGTTATATTTGCGAGTACTAAACTCCCCCAACCATTAAGACCTATACCAAAATGGTTTGGAAATGAAGTTATATCTGTGAATTGAGATCCTCCTACATAAAAATCTTTCCCGTATATGTTACCACTTGCACTTATATTTCCGTTTACAGTTAAATCATCTGTAACGACCATGTCATCTGTTGATATAATATGTTCTGCTGTAAGAGTACCAACTGTATATAAACTTGCTCCTCTAACTTCTCCACTTGAACTTATATTACCTGAAGATGTTATATGGGTATTGACAAATAATCCACCGTTTGGAGAAATAGAAGCAGTTGCAGATCCAGATGCTATTTGTGATAAATTTAATCCAACAATACCCGATGCCGGGATATTAGTTAGACCGCCGCCGTCGCCGGAATATGTGCCACCTACAATAGTTGCTGAGCCTGTTATAGATAATGATCCGGTAAAGGTATGAGTATCATCCATACTATCACCAAACTTGGTAGAACCGGATTGGTAAATAACTGATGATGATACGTATATAGTTGTAAAGTGGTCGAATGACCCTGTGCCAGCAACGGTTAAATCTCCTTGTATAGTTTGTGATGCAACAAATGTATTCGAGCCGGTTGTTGCATAACTTCCGG